CAGTGCCAGTCACACTGCCCGCCGGAATAGTGAGCTGTTTGTCTGTTGCAAACACGTACATATCACCCGCCGTGGCTCTTGTGCCCGCCGGAATAACAACCGCAAATGACAGAGCCGCCGACAAAGTGAACTGAAGCGTTGTGACAGCAGACGAAGCGTCAAGACGCTCCGTAAGAATGTCCCTGCCTTTTTCATCAAGATTTCCGCCCCGGGCATACTCAATAAAATTTTGAGCGAACGTATCATTCACAGACACTTCAAGCCCCGAAACGACACCCGCAAGTGTTATCATAAACAAACGGGCGGGATCAGCTGTTCCCAGCGTCCTGCCTGATTTTGTCTCGAATGCATTGATATATTCCGTCTTTTTCGCTTCCACATCGACTTTGATTAATTCAAGACTGCTCATCTATCACCTCAAACTTTACTACCGGAACAAGCTGTCCGGCCATCGTGTCTGCTTTCTGAGAAAACTCAATCTTCGTGACCCTTGCTCTGGGTTCATACTTTTCAATAGCGTCAAAAATTTCAGCACGCATAGCAGCCATCGCAACGGGCATAGGGAGATCTATAAGCGTTGCGCTGATGCCGAACTCTCTGTCTGTCAACACAGAGCCTTTGAGCGTGCCGAGAATCATTCTGATGTTCTGTGCGACCTCTTCGGCTGTTGTCTCCGGCATGATAATTATGCTCATACATACTCCTGCAAACTCACAGATACCGACGCACGGGCGATTTCACCCTTGTTCATGATCTCGTCAAAAGTATCTGACAGATTTGTAATAAGAAACTTCCCGAACGATTTATGCCCGACCCGCAAAGCATTGACCTCCCCCGCCGCAAAAGCGGCATGCAGACGATCAACGCAATTCATCGGCACAACACCCATTTCGACAGTGAACAACATGTCGAACGTGATTTTATAAAGTCCTCGGCCGAGAAATTGTGTCTTATCGAGTGAATTTACGAGACTATGGCTCTTTGTTTTCGCTTCGACATCACGCTTAAGATTCATGAACGTGTGCATGTAGTCCGCCGACACTTCGAACAGTATATCTTTGCCCCATGAGCCTATCATTGCGCCGCTCCTGAAGTTTTATTGCCGCTCTCAACTCCGCCGTGAACGTGGTTTTTAGAGCTGACACCGTTTTCCGTAACAAGATCTTCGACCTGCACCTTACCCGCTATAACAGCTGAAAACGCACCGCCGCCGGAACCTGCAAGACCCGCTTTATATGTCAGCAGACCGTCAACGATCACAGCTCCGGTGAACGTGCTTTCCGGACAATCGACTGTCAGCTTTGTGCATGTAATATCAACTTCGCCGACAACTTCCGCTTTCAGCTTATGAGCTTTGCGGTCATACTCGATCGTGGTTCCGTCTTCAAATGCAACATGGAATTTGTCTTTATCTGTGACAGGAGGCGTGTCCTCGTCGCTGTAAAACGAGCCGACGATGAACCCGTTTTCGAGCCCGGAAGCGAGAAAAACGCAGAGAACCTGCTCTCCCACGTCGGGCAGGGCATATGACTTGTTTTTGTGTGCGTACATCTGGAGCACAGGCAGCCAGTTCGACACCATGTCGTCAGCATCGTTGAAAATAACCTGCGCTGACGCTGTTTTAACATCAACTGCGGACACAATGCCGACACGGGTCAGATTGCCCACGACATCATTCAATTCTTTAAATTCGCTGTTATCTATCATGACTTATGAGCCTCCACAGAACACACATATCCGCCGTCTTTGCCGAGACTATGCGTAACCTTGTCAACGAAATATTTGCCGCTGAAATGCCCGAATCCGGACAGCTCCGCACGAAACGATGCCCGCAGTCCGGGGTTGCCAATACACGAAAGCGTGCATGTCACTTCATGCTTATTTTTCTTGCGCAGAGCAGCTTTCGCTTTTTTTTCTGCGTCCGCTTTGTTCTCTGCTCTTATGTTGATGTTCAGTTCCTGACCGCTCTTATTTGAGCTGTCGCTGACTTCGTGGCTCTCTGTTTTCTTAGACTTCGGATTGTTATATCTCACCTTTGCTTTACTGTATGTGTCGTCAGTTTTGCTCCGGAAAGATGCTGTTTCAATCGTTGTGGGGGTGTATTTATGAGTCGGGACTTTCAGCTTATAGTCGTCTTCGAAATAGACAATCAGCGTCTCTTCGCTGACTTTCACGTGATGAGCATATATGTCAAGCGCACGTTTCAAAAACGTGAGATCTGATTCGTCACGCTGATCATAGCGCATTGCTCCCATATTCATCTGACTGTGCCAGTAAAACTTAAGCCCGTTCTGACTTGCGATCTGTCTCGCAATATCTTTCAGCGTCATCCCTTCCCATGCTTTTGTCCGTTTTGTCTTTTTGAGACCCGACCCCAAAGGGGCGGAAACGCCTTTCATGCTGATAGTGTTCGGGTTGTAAGAACACTCGACTTCGTCAATCTGAAATGAACCGCAGTAAAGAGAGAGCTTTTCTCCCTCTTTGTTCCAGTGAAACGTGTCTATATATGCTTTCACTCTTGCGCCTTTCCCGGGAAACCATGACCCCATGAACTTCATTTCCGAGTCTTCAAGCACAAGCTCCATGTCGTCCATTTTTCCCGCAGCGTTGTCGGTGAAAGTAAAGCTGAGAACGTTTCCCGACACGTCTTTCGTGATATTTTTTCCGTTGTACATGATTCGTACTCTTGCATATCTGGCGTGGCTCATGACTCTGTGCTCCACGGCGGCAGATCTGCAAGCTCTGTTGTGTCAATGTCAGGCAGTGTCAGCACAACCCCCGCCGGGAAAACAACAACTGTACAGTATTCAGGATTAGCTTCCATGAGCCTCGGAAACACCTTTTCATTGCCATACTCTTTATAAGCGATCATGTCCCACATATCGCCCGATTTAGTCGCATAAGTCTTAGCCATAGGAGAGCCTCTGTTCTTTTTCCATTGCCTTTTTGACCTGATCCGCAACGTTCTTTTCGTGACCCGCAAGAGCGGCTTTTGCCCCGTCTACAGATCCGCCCTGAACAACTATCGTCGGCGAGCTTTTAACATGCACTGTGATGTTTTTCTGCTGTTGAGACTGTGACGAAATTTTATATGGTGAAATCATCGTGCGGCTTTGAGCCTGCGGCGGCGGTGAGAGTGTCCTGTCTTGGCGTATCTGTCTGTTCGGTGCTGTCGCTCTGATAGCGTTACCCATCTTATGTTCGTCTGCTTTCTGCTCGTCTTTCTTGTCGCCCTTTCCGAACCCAAAAAACTTACCGACGGCCCCGCCTATTTTCTTAACTGTTCCGCCGATTCCGTCTATCAGTTTCCTGAAAGGCTCCCATTTCTTGTAAAGCAGCACACCGAGACCTATCAGCGCACCCACACCGACTATCAGCAGACCGATAGGATTCGCAGACATAGCCGAGTTGAGCAGCCACTGTGCCGCCGCCCAACCCTTTGTCGCACCCGAAACCACTGCCATCCGCATTCCCGTCAGGCTCATTACAGAGCCAAACCGTCCGGCGGCCATGCTTGTTCCGATGAACGCCATTCTTGTGTAAACAAGCCCCGTACGCATGATGTTGATTGCATATCCCAGTGCGACTACCGCAGTCAAACCCGTCACAAGCCCGACGGCCAGACCGATGACCGTCTTTGTCACCTTCGGATTTGAAGCTGCAAAGTCGCCAAAGCGAACAGCAAGATTTCCGACGACACCGAATACCGTTGCAAGCGGCGGTAAAAGCACATCGCCGAGAATATACCCGATTTCAATCATCGAATTTTTCATCTTGACTTTAGCAGTCCCTGCGGTGCCCATTTTGCGCTCGTATTCAGACTGCATCGATCCTGCGTACTTCGTCTTGTCTGCAACAAGTCCCATAGTTTTGCTAAGTTCGCCAAGGTTACCGACAAGACCCGCTATAACATCAACTTGTCCTGCCCCGAAGAGCTCTGCCATCACCGAACCTCTTTCAGCATCAGACAACTGATTCAATGATGAGAGAACATCAGTTATCGCACCCTTTGCGTCAGTCTGCATGCGTTCAGCCAGATCGACAGCCGAAAGACCTATTTTTTCAAGAGCTTCTTTTCTTGCCGTCGTCGCAGATTCACCGCTTGTCAGTGCAAGTATAAAGTTTTTCTGTGCCGTAGCCGCACTTTCTGTATTCGGTGCGGCGGCATCAAATGCCGCAGACAAAGCGGCAATCTGTGCAGTGGCAAGACCTGTCGTTGATTTCAGCAGACCGCCGTTTCTTTGGAGCATCTGAGTAATACCGGCGGCGGACGATGCAGTGTTATCGCCAACGTAGTTTATCGCATCTCCGAGAGAGCCGATCTCATCAAGAGACAGCCCCATCGTCGCTTTAATTTTTGATATAGAGCCGCCCGCTTCGTCTGCTGACAGACCAAAAGCGGTGGCCATTTTCTCAGCTGTCGATGCAAATTTTATAGCATCGTTTTTAGCCATGCCGATCATACCCGCTTCAGCAACGAGTTTCGCCACGCCTTCAGCCCCAAGCAAAGAGGAACGGCCGATCTTGCGGACTTCCATCTCCATCTCGTGCATGTCCGCAGCGGTATCAAGCCCCTTGACGTTCTTGGAAACGTCAAGCATGAAGTCCTCTTTTTCCATGCTGAGTTTTGCAGGGATAGCTATTGCACCTATAACTGCGGCACCAGTGCCCATCACAAGACTGTTTAAACGGCCTCTCTGATCTGCAAGATTATCTCTCGTTTCCATTAATGATCCGAGCTTCTCTTTTCTTGCCTTTTGCTTTGCCATCGTCTCGCCGAGCTTTTTCTGCTCTGCGTCAAGACTCGCAGTGTCGACCTTTGCTTTTTTCAGAGCCTCGCCGAGTTCTCCGACAGACTTTGTCTCTTTTCTGATTGTGTTCTCGAACATGTCGACATCAGCCGTCGCTTTTTTGTGTGCTTTCTCAAGCTCTTTAAGCTCAGGAGTGACAGCAGAAAGCTCTGACTTTGCCTTTGCCATTGCCGTTTTTGATTCGTCAAAGCGAAGCTTGCTCTGCGCAAGCTCTCTGTTTGCGGCGGACAAAGCGTTTTTCAGCTCATCCGTAGGTGTATCTGCGTTCTGTAGTTCTATTTTGAGAGCGGACACACGGTTGCGCACCTGCTCATAATTTGCTTTTGATGCCGACATCTCAACGTCGGCGGATTTGACTGCCACTTCAAGAGCGGAATATCTGGATCTGATCTCTGTCAGACGGGGTTCAAGAGCGGAAAGATCAGAGCGGGCTTTATCAAGCCCGCCTTTGTTCTTTATGAGCGATTCGTCAAGACTGCGCAGAGTATCCATCTGCTTCATCGTCTTGCCGAGAGTGCCGATGTTTGTGTCCAGTGTCTTGACTTTTTCTTCAACAGTGCCTATTGTAGTTTTAAAACCACCGCCGAGGACAGCACCTATGACAAAACTGACACCTAATTCTTTCATAATGCCTGTCTCCTATCTTTTAACCTTTGCATTCGGCTATTATCTTCTCGCCCCCGTTTATGCTCTCGCCGGGAACACTCTCGAAGATAAAATAGCAAATGTCCTCTTCGGTCTTATAATGGGCTTTCTGATCATGCTGCCCGTCAAGCTCACCGTTAAAACGGTCTTCACTCTTTATTCTCGTCTTCTAAAAGCCTGATTGCTGTCTGATACCATTCGTCAAACTCTTCCTCTCCCATCTCAAGCCAGAACGGGATTGGTGTTTTCGTTATTCTTGAGAGTTGGACAACGCAGTATCTGATGTCTTCGTACTGTCGTCGTCCTCTTGGAAAAAACTCTTAAAAGCCGTGGTGAATGCCTTGTAATTACTCAGCGGCATCTTTGCAAAGTCGTCATGCTTTACGCCGCAAAGAGCGGCCATAAGCATTGATTCCTGCTCTTCTGCGCAATCTGACTTCTTGCAAGCCATTATCTGATCTATGATAAGCGGCTTGCGCATCGTCAGCTCTGTCAGCTCTTTCACCTCTTTCTTCCCGATAACAAACACATGGGGTTTTTTCAGTTTAACGATTACTGTTTCTTCACTCATATCAGTTCACTCCCAGTATTTTTCTGTAGTTTTCGAGATAGTCCGTGCCGTTCATTTTATAAATGTAGTTTGCGGGGTCTATCTCAGTGACTTCCTCGTCGTCTATCGTGACTTTGAGACTATGCACAGCAAACTCATACTCAGCGTCCATGTTACTGCCTGTCGCAAACTTACCGACGGGGGCTTTAGTGTTTTCAGCATTGATGCGGATAACCTGTCCGGTTTCCGTGTACTCCGCTTCCCCCTTGTCATAGCTGATTATGACCGCTCTCAGCTCGATCTCCTGATTGCCGGGTTCGGCAAGCTCATATGTCTGCCCGTTTGTTGAACTGAACTTGATTTTTGCGGTCATGGCTTTTAAAGACCTTGTTACAAAGTCAACTTCGCCCATCACGCCTGCAAGTTTCTGTGTCTCTTTCATTCTTTCAATCTCGGGAGCAGTAAACTCCGCTACACCGAGAATGCTTGTATCGCCCCTGTAGACCATGAACGCATCAACAGGGCCTGAAAGCAGATTGCTGTTTTTTCCCACTACACACCTCCTTTAAAACAGTGACTGCGTATACGCAGGATCGTATTCGATATCAAAAGCAATATCTCCGGCCGCAGACGCAAAAGACATCCAGACCTTAAACAGCATTGCTCCCGACATCAGACTTGTGACGGGGTTTCGCTCAGAAGTGAACTCAATACGTCCCCCCAAAATCTTGCCCGCTGATGTAAGTCCGTTGAGCTTTCTGTTTTCCGTGTCAAGAACCCTTGTAACAAGACGTTTTGTCAACGGTTTATCTACGTCTTTCCAGAACCTTCTGATCAGATTTGTCTGTTCCCAAAGAAACATTTGTCTGCCGACTATCTGATAATCTTTAACGTCGCCGCTGCCTGGATATGCCGATGTCTGGTTACCCCAACAAGTCCATCCGTTTTCGAAATTAAGCGCAGTAACGATACCGTTGCTGTTCAGATAGTTTGCCTCGGTCAGCTCAAGGGAAACATCTTTATCGTTGATGTACATCGAATCCATCTTATAGTTTTTGTTTGACGGCGACTCATGAGGTATGCCCTGATTAAGAGCAGTGATAGAGTGAGTCAGAGAGCAGAACTGAGTGGACTGACGATACCTCTTATCTGACAGTCCGAGCGTGCCGTAGCAGAGTATCAGCTCGGGATCGACAAGATTATTATCGTTTTTGTAAGCCACGGCATCGCTGTACTTTGTAACAACTTTGTCGGGGATATCCGCAACCACATAACACTTGAAAACAGTGTTAATACTTGACGCTTTCGCCAGTGCGACGGTGATCACATCATTCTGGTGCCAACCCGGAGTTGCGATCATGCCGGGGACAATACGAAATTTAGTGTAGCAGTTGTCAATCAGAGCAAAGCCCGTGCGAACATTTGTTCCCGCATCCACACCGCCAATGATATCATCAGCTGTCACAAGAGTGGGATCTCCGTAGACATACGATACCGAAACTGTACCGCCGCCGGGGATAGACCCGGTTGCAATCCGGCTTATTACACCGTCGATTTTGTCGACATCATAGTCAGTTCCTTTAACGTATGTCGTTGCCGAATCCACGCTTTTTACAACGGGGTCAGCAAGCAGACCGTCGTTAACGAGCACAGCAGTGCCTTTTGCGTTAAATGTCGCCGTTTCTGCGTCGACTGTTGTGCGATGTACAGCAGGGTCGAACACGTTTATCATCAGCAAAGGCGCAACTGCATACACCTGAAACTGCGAATGTATCATCTCTGACAGTGTGTACTTTGACCAGTCTTTGTCATAGCCGAAATACTCAACTGACTCTGCATACGAAAAACAGAGTTTAGCTGTGTTAACAGCTCCGGTGTACCCCTCTGCGATTTTGTGAACAGGGGCAGTGCCAACAACAACGGGGACGCTGGTCTCCATCAGCAGCGGAGTCAGTATACCTGTTCCGCTTTCAAATGTCCTTGCGCCGTGAAAAAAGCTTCCCGACATATCAGGCCTCCTTCATTTTTTTTACGGCCTCTGTGCATCTTTTAATGAATGCCGCAGACTGCACAGTTGCCCTGTATTCAGCGATGGGCAGAAACATAAAGTGCATATACTCCGGCACACCCTTCGGAATACCGCAATATGTTGTACCTTTGCTGATCCCCAGAGAAACGATGGTGGGACCGCCATAGATTTTTTTAGAGGGTTTATCTTCCTCTTTTGTCTCCTCAACAGGTGCCGTCACGTCCTCTTTGCCCCCGGCCGGGTCTGCCGATCCGTCATTTGAGGAGAAAGTCTTTTCCGAATTTTTTGCCATATGCGTTATCCTCCGCTTCTGTCGTTTTTCTTTCTATGTATGACTCATATGCAACCTCAATCACCCCGTAAAAAAACGGCGATGGCTGAGAGTTGTTGTCGAACAGTTTCCACTTTATTTTTCCGGTTCTTTTGAATGCATGACCTACTATTCTGTTCTCCCTCAGAACCTGCTTGACTCTGTTCATCAGCAGCATTACAGCCATATTGCCTTCCGAAAGCTGTTCAAAAGTCCCTGTTTTGTCTATTGCCAAATGAACACAGCAACTTATAGCGATGTTCACAGTCTCCTTTTCTCCTGTGTCTTCGTCCTCGCCATCCAAAGGAAAGAACACAATAAAGGGAAGTTTCTCGCCCGTTGTGTTCCTCGGCGGCAGAGCGTACTCATAAAAAGACAAGGGCTTATATTCCCCTTTGTTGTCCTCTTCTCGACAATCGTTTAATGAGTTCTGAAACAGTTTTTTCAGTTCTTTTGTCAGTTCTGCGTTCATCGGCCGAATCCTATGCGTCCCTGATGTCCGAGCTCGGCTGACAGGGAGAGGTTCTGATAGAACCTGCGTTTGACATATTCTTCCATCACGCTCGGCTCAACCGACTCCAGGACCATCTGCGGAACTGACGGCCCCGTAAGATGAGTAACCTGTCCGCCGTGTCTGCCGATACGCTTGTAGACCCCCATGCCACGGGAGGGCATGTCCGCTATGAACGACCCTGCAAACATAGTGCGGGCTTCCGTTCTTTTTATCTGCACTGACACGCCTATTTCCGGCCTTTCAGCCAAACGTTTATAGCGAGTGCTCGGGTTCGGGTCTAAGTCGTAAAGCGGGATGTGACGGCCGGAGATAGTTATCATGCCCCGGGGGCGAGACTGCGAAGCCTTCCTGATCTGTGTTCTGACTTCTTTCGCCGGGACGTTATATGTTGCTGTGACTCTGCGGCGCAGTTCGCTTGCAAGCTCTTCAACAGTCGAATTGACATGCTCGGGCAGAACAACCTCAAGCTGATGCTCATAGAGCTTCAGAGCGGCTGTTATGTCAGCGATGTCAGATGAAACATCAAAATGCAGACTGCTTGTCTGTTTCCTGTATGTCCCGCCGATGCGTTTCATGCGTTCATCTCCAGTTTGACGATGTGGACGCCAAGAGCGTAGTCAACGTCTTTGACAGTCCACGCCTCATCGCCGACATACATAATGCTTTCAGAGACGGGAGCGGACGGCATATCTGTTTCTCTGATGTGCAGAGTTCTTGTCATAGTGTTTGACTGATGCATCGCATAGTTGCCGAACTCGCTCCCCGCTTTTTTAGCAGTTGTCCGGATATCATGAACCGCCATGTCAACGTCATTGATGCGCAGAATGACTGCCATCTCATCAGTATCAAACACAGCGTCTATGTCTTCCTGCATCATGTCTTTGAAACTCATCCCAGTTTTGCCTCGATCGCAGACACGATGTCATCGTCAAGCGTGTTCTTTGTGCTTGACGCAAGCTTTCTGAGTCCTTTAAGAACAAAAACTTTGACAACCTCTTCTGATGCCAGAGCCATGCCGACACGAACAAGCACAGAGCCCGCCGGGTTAAGCAGTGTAAATGCGAGTTTTTTCAGCATTACGCCCTCCTGATTGTGAGCTTAAATTTGTCTTCGCCCTTCATGAGAGACATGAAGTCAGCGACAGCGGCTTTGCTGTTCAGCACTGCCCGCTCTCCGTTCAGAACGCCGACATTGCGGCCGAGCAGGATACAACCCTGCGTGTGATCGTCTGTGTTTCCTGCGTGAATCAGTATGTGAGAACGGTTCGGAACGTTCGCCACCATGAAACATTCGCCGTATTTCGGCGATTGATGGCGGACAACGTCATAAGTTCCCGTGGGAATGCATGAAACGTTCTTCTGGTTGTCTGCGTATTCGTCTTCGAGAGTGAACCCCAAGACAACCCCATCTATCAGCATGACACCGATAGTGTGCTCTTTCCCGTTTTCAACTCTGATCAGTTCAGCATTTTTCATATGCTCTTCCTCCGTGATTTTTTGCACATTTTAGTTCAACATCTCTTGTCCGCTTAAAAAGCTCTGAATTAACTTTCTCCTGCGCTGTGTGGTCTTTGTCGTATATGTCTTTCGCCACAAACTCTTTATCCCTGTCCCGCAGGTCTTTGATATCGCTGCGGAGCGGAACAAGTATCAGCACGTTTACGACTGTCATTGATGTTCCGATGATCCCTATAACTGTACCTGCGTCCATGTTTACCTCTTTGCGGCTTTCTCCGAAGCCCCCGACATGAGCCGGAGGCGACGGGCAAAACCGTTATTCAACGGGGGGAGTGAGGATAGCTGTGATTATGTCTGCCTTTTTTGTAAGCCCTTCGACTTCCACACCCCTGCGCTCCGCAAGGGTTTTAAGGTCGGTGACTTTGAGCTTGTCAAGCAGCTCCTCTGTGAGAACAGTATCAGGAGTGATAGTGTCAAGCAGGGGCACTGCGGGGGCGACGGGAGCCTTCGTTGTCTTCGTCTGAACAACTGTTTTTTTCTTGATTGCGCCCAGTTCGAGCAGACGCTTTGCGTCTGTCTCGGAAAGACTGTCTATGTCCGCACCGACGGGATAGATCGTGTCATTGTGCTTTACTGTTTTTGTTGTGATATACACGTTACACCTCCATATAGGCTGTGGTGTCGGGTTCGCCGAGAACCATCAGCGGGGCGGCGTTAACGTCAAGAAACTCACGAACGGGCTGTCTGTCTGTGACAGCGTGAGATACGACTCTGCGCAGACACTCAATCACAACTGCACCGTTTCTGTTAGCAGGGATGCCGCCGTAGAACGTGTGATTTTCGGCTTGGTCGTTGAACATCAGTACGCCGTTGGCAGGGATGTATTTTTTGTAAGTGTTTGTGTCGGGATCAACATACCCGGCGGTGTATTTGTAAATATCGCCGATGCCGGGGACGAATGCGATGTGTCTTTCAGCGGCACCGGATTCTTTCAGTGCGAGTTGTCCGGCTGCGTAAACAGACTTGCTCATCACATCTTTCGTCTTCGCATCAAAAAGGAATTTATCGAGAGCTTCCTCGCCCATGTAATAGTAACTGGGTGTCATATATCCCTTTTCAGCAACGAGCTCTGATGTTCCGAGGAGAGAGCTGTACGCACTCACGCCCGCTTGTCCCCAGCGGGCTGTGCCCGAGAGGATAACGGTCAGCTCCTCATCTCTGCGATAGTCGATTTTGAACGAAATAGGTGCTCCCGCACCGTCTACACCTTTGAGCGTCACAACACCCCATTTGAGGAGTTCTGCCGCCATATACTCTTCGGTGCGTGCGATACGGTCATCGATGTCTTTCGTATCGTCTATGATGCGATTGTAAAAGTTTCTGTAGTCCTGCTCCGTGAACTCGGACTTGCCCGCTTCCAGCTGCTTGAAATAGTCGTTGATATCTGTTTCAGCAGCGTTACCCACCATCGGTATTTCGACGTGGATTCTTTCCATTGCGTCTCTCGTGATTACGGGGTTGCCCGTTAAAATATCAACAAGAGGAGCCAGTCTTTGACCGTTCTTTTTGATGTCGATGCGCACTTTTCTAGTGCCGGGGAAATTTGCGTTATCGTAGTGGAATGCTTTTTTCGCAAGGGTCAGACCTCTGCGGGTGCGTGCGGAAACTACCATTCCAATACGTGTCATTTCGGGAAATGCAGGCATTAGTTCACCTCAACTATATAGATTGATTGTTTGCTCAGAGGCTCCCAGACTGTCGCATGAGAGTGCCCTGCGCCGTAGATAAGTCCTGTATCAACGACAGACCCGGTTATCATAACCAGTGCCTCTGTGTCCTCTGCCTCGGCGGCCGCATCTTCAACGAGAATCACAACGGGGGTCTGGCTTCCGTCTGTTGCGGCGGCGGCGGAGAGCTTATACTTGCCCGTAGCTGTCACCTTACCGAGAATTGCCCCACGCTCAAGATCCGCTCCGGCGGCAATTGTCACGGGCACAACATGGTAAGTGAACTTACCGCTGATAAGCTGTTTGTCTTCATATGTTTCTCTTGTTACGGCTTCTCTGTTCATGCCCTGCCTCCTGTTATTTTTTCAAATGCGGCGGCTTCGGCCTTTGCTTCTGCTATCTGTTCAGCTGTTTGTGCATGTGCAGCGGGGTCGGTATCGGCGGGCGGAACGGGCGGGAGACTGCCGCTTTTCAGCTGTTGAACAGCGTTGCCGTTCTGCTTTTTCTGGTGCTGTACGATCTGCATTGCAACAGACTCGGGAGTCTGTTTCGTATCTTTCAGTGCGGCCTCGATGATCTCCTCGCAGCCTGCGGTTGCCAGTGCTCTGATGCCGTCCTGACGCTTGTTTTCCCACTGAATGCCGTCGGCAGCGGCGGCGACGTAGACATCTTTGTGCTTTTCTTTTAATTCGGTGATATCCATAATGTTGTTGTCCTCCGTATTCTTTATGTTAAGCAACTCGTTCAGAGTGGATATTCTGTCTGCGAGCTTATTCTCAACTGCTTTAGATGCTATCAGTACATTGCCGCTGTCTCCGGCTTTGATAACGTCGTCAGCAGTCATTTTTCTGTATTCAGCAACTGCATTTATGAAAATGTCGGCAAGATCGTCGGCTCTCTGCTGATAGAGCTTTTTTCCCTCGTCAGTTTCGAGGGTCAGGCTCTTGTTCGGGCTCTGCTTTGATGTGACCGTTGCGATGAAATCACCCATTTTAAACATGCTGATAACAACGCCGATGCTTCCGAGCTGCCCCGTGCGTGTGGCCACTATCTCAGAGCATGCGCATGCAAGCCAGTAAGCCGCACTGGCACACATTCCCGACACAAAAGCGGTGACTTTTTTTGTTTCTGATATTTTGCGGATGTATGCGGCAGTTTCGTCTATGCCCACGGCCGCCCCTCCGGGGGAATCTATTTCAAGCACGATCTCTCGAACGTCCGGAGAGTTAACAGCGTATTGCAGTTTAGCCCTCAGAAAGTTCATCCCGGTGTACATAGTGCTTTCCCAGTATCTATAAGGGGTGAGCAGTCCGGCGACACGGACAACGGCAATGCCGTTGATTATATCGAGGTCTTCAGCTACGACCCCGTCGGTGAAAGTGACTTCAGAATGTGTTGATAAAAGTGTATGCACTGACTCCGCAGTTGCATTGTCACTTGTCAGATACATGTGCATCATTGTCCTCCAATTCTTTGTCCATCTCTTTCTCACGCATGAGCTGGTTGTGGACATCGTCTATGTTGCCGCCGTCTCCCTGCGCTATTTCACGCTCACGGGTGCTTATCTTCGCCTCTATGCGTGTTTTGGCGGCCTGAGCTTCTTTGTTTTCGTCAAGCGTGCCTTTCGGAGGGCCGATCCATCTTGCAGACGACCAGAGTCGGCGCAGAAAAGGGTCATGAAGATAGCCTCTTGCGATTATACGGCCTTCGGCCACTTCTTCAAAAAGCCAACGCTCATAAATTGGCTGAACAAATTCAGTTGCGAATATCTCACGCAGTGACATATAGAATTTATATGCTTCGTGCATCGCTCCTCTGGATGCAGAATATGAACGTCCGAACGCCTTCACTAAAACTTCGTAGGGGATGTTGAGAGCCATGGCGATTTCACGCCACAGCGCATCTACAAATGCACCGTAGCCGCTGTTCGGGCGATCTGACTTGATGTCCTGAATTTCTTCGCCATGCTCAAGATCTATCTGTGTGCCTTCGGTTATTTTGAGGTCACGGACACTGTCAGTTTTTGACGTACCGCCCGCAAAGAGATCCGCTAAACCGGACGGCAGGTCGCCGCCGTCTTTCGGAGCCTTTTTGAATGCGAGAACGAGCATGGAAGTTATCACCGCCGCACCAAGCTCTGCGTCTGAGTATTTTTCGAGTTTACGAAGACGTGAAATTATCCCCTGAATAAAGGGCAATCCACGGCTCTGGCCGACCATTTTGTCCACAAAGCTGTGGACAATGTTCCGCAGTCCGAGGGGATGATATATGTCGAGTTTGCGCACGCCGGATTCGCCGTGCACTACGATTTGGACGGGCATGCCGTTTTTGTCTTTAACTATTCCGGAGTTGCTGAAATCCGATTTAACCTTTGCGGGGTCTAAAGTGTTGATGCGCAGCGAGGAGATACTCCCCATGCGCTCGAGGTTTGTCAGCAGAGCGAACGCATCCCCATCGACAAGCATCGAACGGAAAGCGTTGCGCTGTATACCGTAGAAACTGCGCTTGTTCTCCAGATCCGGATCAGTGCTGCCTGCCCAGACTTGAAAACGGCGCATCGTCTCACGCCGCCACGCCAGAGCCTCTGCTTTTGATATGCCAAGCAGTTCATGATCGAGCGAAATGTCGAGCTTCAGTCCGGTTCCGATAACGCTTGTCACGATGTTTTCGATGATACCGCCCGCTATATCGTTATTGCAGAGATAACGGCTACGTTCACGCAGAGTCGGAAGGTCGGAGAGTATCTGCTGATCAGCTGTTCCTGTGAATGTGATCCAGTTTCGCCCGAAAGCTTCGGACGTAGATGCCCCTTTGAAAGGCGAAATGCTGTTTCCCGTAGGGAAAGAAACGACCGTGCCCATTAGTATGTAAACCTATGGACACGGCGTTTGCGGGGAGAGTAGCTGTCGACTATGTTAGAGTAGTATGTGATTTTTTCGGTGATTACAGCGGCATCGGCTCTGGTGTATGTTCTGTCGCCAATTCTGTATTCCTGATTTTTGGCTACGGCTTCGTCAGCTTTCAGCCAGATTTCAAGCATTTCCTGCGCTTTTTCTTTGGTTATTGCCATGTTTGCCGCTCCTGATGCAAACATACAGCAAATAATCACAGAGCCCAGCGAACGTGGCGAACATGATAAATATGGAAAATATAGTTAAAAATGGCGAACTATTTTAGCAGTTTTGCCGTCGCACAGGAAGGGGAAAGGGGCGGGATTTCCCCCACGAGAAGGGGAAAGAGCATAAACAAAGCGGGGTCAATGCCCCGCTCTGGTTTCGTTGAACTCTAATACTATTTCCCGCATTTGCGAGAAAGGATCTTCTCCGGGTTTAAGAATCAAGCGAACCTCTCTCAAGTGGTCTTGATTACTAGATAAAAGTCCAGTGAGGAGCTGATGTCCTTTAGTCTCTAAAATAACAGGATATGCGCCTGCTGATGTCATTGAAATATATCGCATATAGTCTCTGATAATTTTTCTTTCTTCTTCGTTAAAGCCATATTCGGCGGCGGCTATAAGAAACTTTTCTTCTTCAATCATCGCTTGTTGAATGAATTCAGGCATTTGCACAAATACACCTCACGCTACTTCATCTGGATTGAAATTAATAACCACCGAAATTTCAGACAGATCGGGCAATAAAAGCACATCGTAACTTATAGCATCGCTACTCTCTGAGTATGTTCGAGTCTCAACAACAATGCCTTTTGTTGTCACATGCTTCGTTTCTTCTATGATCTCGTTTTCATTCACAGTTATATCAGTATCACGGCTCATATTTCTCACCATTTCAGAAAAGAGGTCTTCGACGAACTCATTATAATCCGGCGTACTCACGTTATACCCCATGCCTTTTTATACCACGGAAGCCCTGCATTGTCTCTCCGTTTTCAATCGCAACATAGCCCGAGATATCGCATCCGATGTAGCGACCTGGCCGGAGTTGTGATCCGGTCGTCCGGCATTCTGCCCAGACCTCCACAACGTAGTTCCAGAGAACAGTCATGCGACCACGGACACGGCCATCATACACAACATAAAGCGTGTCGCCGGGGCGCACGTTCTTTATGTTCGGAGGGACCCGGAAACGCTTCGACAGCGTCTCATGCTGCCCATGCTCTATCTCTTCTTTAAAAGTCTTAATGAGTGGCTTCGGCACTGTGATCATCCATTTATTCATAGTTCTCTCCTATCTTTTCAACTGGCCAGTCGGCGGGTTCAAGCCAGAGCCTATTTTCCCCATCGGGGCGGACTACGCAATATTCGGGGTTATCGTGCATGCGGACAAACTCACCGCAAAATGTGACTATCGGCTCCGCATCAACAGCATACGCTTTGAATATGAATCTTTCGCCGGGGTTCAGCGTCTTCAGCTCAACAAGCTCCGGAGTGTTCACGATTGCACCTCGATAAATGATTCCCATCCCTCTTGACCTTCGGGGTCAAGATGCGGGAAATATCCTTCAAGCCTGTTCGCCATCTTCTCGCATTTCGCTTCGTCAGCTTCGAATAGCATCCATTTGCGGCCGCAATTTTGAGCCGCAAAGGCGGTTGTTCCTGACCCAGCAAAGGGGTCAAAAACTATGTCATTTTCGTTTGAAAATGTTTTCATGAGATACTCAAATAGCGGGACAGGCTTCTGATTTGCATGTATTCTTTCTGGATCATCGTTATTCACAACTGCGCATTCGATAGTCGTCTCCGGCTCATAGATAGCTGTTTTAGGCTTTCTGATGTGCGAACCTTGATAAATGCTTCCTTCTCTCTGCCCGCCGTAGCAGTTCGTCACCCCACGGTTTACCGCATGACTTGCGATATTCTGATTCCAGATCGGTTGCGGGTTATAGAGCGGTTGCTGATCACAGAAAACGAGTATATCTTCATGCGTTCGCATCGGTCTTGCGTCTGCGTCCAAATGCCCTGTTGCTTTATTTTTCAGCCAGATATAAGCCCAACGGAATGCCTCAAAGTTAGCAATGACGGCTCTGCTTGTCTCCGGCTGTGTCATCGTGAAGACAATAGCCGCAGAGGGCTTTATAAACCGTCTTGCGGTGTTGAAAAACACAGACCAGTCAGGGGCTACATCCCATTCCTGACTTGTCACACCGTAAGGCGGATCGGTCAACATCAGGGCGCACTGGATCTGCAAGTCCGCTTTGAAATAGTCACAACAATAAAGCCGCCCGTGTTCGTTCGAGAAATACGGGATCATATCACATACCCCCCCTCGAGAGCGGGTAGTTTGCGGGCTACCCTGTATTCAGGCCATGTATACTTGAAAAGAATGTGCGGCTGATTTGCCCAGTTCTGGAGCTCTCTCATAAGCCTGTGCGCCTTGTGCTTTTCGTACACCATTACATAAGGCAGAACGTTCATAGCTTTCAGCGTTTCGATTCTGTATAAGTCCTGTTCCGGAGTCGTGTTATAGTTCGTCAGCAGGTACATATTCACCCGCCGCTTGTCTATCGGGAAACCCGCCTTTTTCAGCGTCTCCAGACCCTTCCGCACCTGTCCCTCAAGCTCGACAAAGTCCCACGCAAAACGCAAAAACGGAGGGTTCAGACGGGTGAGCAGCTCGGCGTTTTCGTCTGTGATCAGACGAATGTCAAGCCCTTGATTAAAGTCAACTTTGAGCTTGCGGTCTATCATCTCATTGAGCTTGTCCCGCCAGAGCGGTGATGCAAGAAAATTGTTATCAAGCAGCTTGACTTCTTTGTGCCTCACGAACTCAGAAAGAGAGCTATGCTCTTTTATACCGCCTTCTTTTGCCGGGACTATACAAAAAGGGCATTTGCGGATACAGCCCCGAGAAGTAAACCCCACGGAATACGACATATCATATAAGCTGTAGTCGGGGCATATATGCTCTATCTCATCAGGCAATACGCTGTCGTTATAGCCTGTGCCGCCGAGAATAACATCCTCGGGCAGATACGGACAATCCGGCGTATTCGCAAATACTTTGCTTGCATACACCGTATCAAAAGGATTTATCGCCGCTTCGATGGGTGTATATATCTCAACTTCATGCCCCTGCTTTTTATGCCACGACGACAGCTTCAGCAGTGCCAGATTCGGCAGTTTGCTGTCCACGTTTATAAGTCCTATTCTCACATCACACCTCGCAAGTCAAAACGGGCTCTGAGTGTTCTAAACGCTTTTTCTGCTGTTTGCGGGACGACTCCATTTCCGCAGAGTCTGAGTCTGTCCACTCTGTTGGCAACTGCGTCCACCCGACCGGAAGCCCCATGATCTGCTCCACCCAGTTCGGGTTCAGCATTGCCCCGGGCTGAAATACATTCACAAGCATTTCCCGATGCCCCTTGCCCCCGTTCATGCCCACAGGAGCACTGCCGTCTGCTTTCGCCCAGCCGGACGGCGTGGACGGTGTCGGCCATGATTGTTCTCGGTTCTTCCCACTCGTATTGCTCTTGCCCTGCTCCGGCAGGCCATAAACAAAAGTCTGTAAATTCATGCCGCCTTCCCCGTGTTCGCCCGGTTCCTTGTGGTTCTGAGCACACGGGGTCGGGAAGAATTTCACCAACGCCGGTAACTGCAATCTCTTCTCTCCTCCGGCGTGATTCGAATGCCCCTGAGCTGTGCATGGTGTCGGCCATTGCACCTGAGTTGTCAGATTCGGTATCTTCGTGCCGTTCTCGTGCTTCTCCATTCTCGCTCGAAACTTCTGCGGGTCTTCGTAACTTTCCCGAGCTCTCGGAGTTTGCCACTGTTGAGACACCTGATCTTCCAGACGTGATTCTTTGCCCGTGCTCTGCGGGTTCGCATGCCCGCCGTTCGTCGTGACTCTCGGTGTGCCCCAGTTCGACAGTTCCCCACGCCTCGCCATCGCAGACAGACATTCCGCACTCTGTCCGCCGCTGTTCAGACTGTATTTCTCCTCGTCCTGCGCCCCGATTGTAGGCCAGAATGAACACACGTTTTCTCTGGTGCGGTGCGCCGACTTCAGCCGCACTGAATAGTCCCCACGTTGCCAGATAACCCAGCTCTTCCAGATCGCTGATAACTCTGCTGAGTCCCAGCGTAATGTGCCCTTCGACATTTTCAAAAAAACACCAAAAAGGCTGAATAACTCTGACGTGGTCTCGAATGAAAGGCCACAGGTGTCGGGGGTCGTCCTCCCCCCCCCGTTTGCCCGAGAATGCAAACGGCTGACACGGGTAACCCGCAGTGATTCCGTCAACATGCCCTCGAAAGAGGTGCGCAGGGAAGGTTTTAATATCCGTCCACACAGGAGCCGGAACCAGTTCACCCGCTTCCATCTTCGCAACCAAGTTGCCAACGGCGTAGGCTTCGATCTCCACATGAGCGATTGTTGCGATTGCTCCAAACACTCTTTCAAGACCAAGTTCGATTCCGCCGTATCCGGTGCAAAATGACAATACAGTGGGTGGTTTTTCGGTATGATCCACATGCGACCTCCTTCTCTTTCTCTTAAGCCCGCTTTATTCAGCACCGCTTACGATGCTGAACAGAGAGGGTTAGCTCTCTGTTGTGTGTTATTCTTCCGGCCACTCTTCCATTGGCCACTCGTCAAAACGGTATGTCGTCTTCATCTATGCCTCCTGCGGGTTCATCAAACGTTCCTTCAGGCGCATTGCCCTTGTCTTTCCTGCTGACAAACTGGATGTTAGTTGCAACCACCTCATGCTTGGAACGCTTCTGACCGTCAGTTTCCCACGTGCTGTACTGAAGCCTGCCTTCGACGAGCAAAGGCATACCCTTTGTTATGTACTCGCCGCACATTTCGGCGGTCTTGCCGAAAACGGTTATGTCGATGAAACAGGTCGTTTCTTTCTCTTTCGATAGCCTTGTTGTGACTGCCAGACCGAATTTGGCCACGGGCAGGTCACGTCCCGGAACATACCGAACTTCGGGGTTGCGTGTAACGTTGCCCAGCAGCATTACTTTATTCAGAAAACCCATCGTTGCCTCCTTTATACTCAGCCCTGCGTGTCAGCTCATCAGTGTGCCCACGCAGGATATCTATCTGTTTTTGCAAGTCGGGGCTGGACTTTCCCTCCTCGACATTCACCGTGTGCTCTTTGCATGTGCTGAGTATGCAGCCAAGCCAAAAGCCAGACCAGAACACACAGAACAGAATCAGAACTGAAAGCATTACTGTTTGATAACTCATTGATGCACCCCTGCTCGTATGCTCCACGGAAGACGGCGGAACGTTGATTTTTCAGGGGCAAGGCCGTACTTTTCCGCCAACGGGAAAAGCGATGGAATATACTCTATGATGTTATCTTTGATAAACACCCGGACGTCATGAGCAAAAGCATCCTCGACATGCGCCGCCAGAGTCCGCAGAGACAGGTGTTTATATGGTGACCCGAACCCCGTCAACCCTCCGATGATTACACAGCTCACATCGCACAATGGGGCATATATATCAGTAGCATCCGTCAAGGGTTCGAGACTGACAAAATCTGCGTCGTGCCCGAAAGCCATGTTGAGCGACACGCCGAAATATATTTTCCCCTCCGCACCGAACATGGCATAATCAGCCATTCGTGCGTGGTTGTCTGTGTGCGTGAGGAATATGTGTGTATGCTCACAAGCCGATCTGGACGTGCAGAACTCAAAGATTTCATTAAGAACTGAATCGTCAACCGTCGGTGCAAACAGGTCGTAAACACTGCCCCAGAAAACGGTGCACGGAGCTTTCGGCAGTTCGAGACGGTCGGAGTGATATGCCGTAATCTCCGGCTGTTTAAACCGCTTGCGCATCCGCTCTGCATAGCAATACCCGCAACCCATAGGGCATTTGCCAGTAACTGGATTTCTGGTGATATCGCACCATTCTATACGGCTCATTTCATACCTCCTTGTCTTAACTCTTCCCAGCCTGTTTTCGTTTCCCTGTCCGGACTAAAAAATATTGCAACGCCGTCCCGCTCATTGCCTTTCTCGGGCACAAAACGAATCGGGTGGGGGCTGTGCTCGTTGTAATAAAAGCATCCCGCAAACTCGGGATGCACAACTGCTCCGCCGTTCACCATGCGTTTGAGTGCAGTTTTCTTTGTCATGCCCGCCTCCATTTCATCAGACCCCAGACAGAGAGACAGAAATATAAAATGAACAGAGCCGACTGCTGATACAGTCCCGCTCGATAGTCAATGATTGCCCAGCCCGCATTCGTTACGCACCAGACAGCAAAACACCACTGGATCCGGTGGATGTTCAGCACGACCCCGGCGACTGACAAAGCAGTCAGTGTCCACATTATTAAATCAGTGCTCACTGTTCGCCCCTTACTTCGCAGTCTTTCATGAACTGCCGGACATTATCGTCCGGTATAATCAGTCCGCCGTTTTTACCCGGCCGCTTTATTGCTTTCAAGTGCCCTTCGTTAACGTATCTGTAGACTGATGAGACAGAGCACCCGATGAGTTCTGCCGCTTCTTTCGGTGTCAGATTAACAACTCTTTTCTCGCTCACGCCGCTCCTCCTTTTTTTCTGATCAGTTCCGCCATTTTATATAAGTCGATTTCGGCTATATGCAGTGCCGCTTCACAATATCCGCTGAGATCGAGCATCTCGTTTCTTCTGCCCGGGATAAGCTCGAACAGCTTTGTTTTGCCGTGACTGACAAGCCGCTCAGATGTCAGCTGATCAAAGTGTCTTTGATCACACTGCTGATTAAAGTGCATAAAGCCCGTGACAGAATCAGAAGCTTTGCCCCGGTGCACATCTGCTGTGTCGTTAAGACTGTCTATGACATTCAGCTTCAGCTGATGTACGTTAACGCTGTACAGCTTTGCTTTCATGTTTCCCGCAAGTGTAACTTTGCTGACGATCGGACCCGTCGTCGTGCTTGCACCTTTAATTGAAAACACTTTCATTTTTTCCCGCTTTTTTGTATACGCATAGACGTAGTCAGTGAACGCTGAAGAGTCGACAACTGTACAGAAAAGAGGGAATTGAACGCCGCAGGGGTGCTGATATTTCTGCACGAGAAATCTGTCAAGAGCGTCCCATGCAATATTCGACTTATACGACCCGCTGAAAACTTCATGACGGATAAACCAGTTTTCATAGTTCAGACCCCACCCCTTCACGAGAACTTCGAGACGATTCGCTTGTACGTCAACAGCAGCAGTCAGAGCGCAAACGTTGTACGGCAAAAGGTCGTATGTATAATCTTCTCTGTGCTGAAAGATGATAGTGATGTTTTCTTCGTCAAACTGCGTGATGCTGTCATAATTGATTCCGAGCCAGCCCTCGTAAAACACTCTCAATTTCGCAGTGCCGAGAGCTTTCGCAGTCAGATACGTTTTCAGCATTTCGTCAAAGCTGATGAACGGTGCATAAAAAGAACTGATATGAAATGATATTGTCAGCTTCTCTCCGCTCTCCAGAACATCTTCGAGAAGCTCTCCGTCTTTAGTACGCCAGACCCCTTCTAAAAGCATAGCCCTGCGATCTGTCTCAGTTATGTGATCTTCGCAGTGCGGGCAAACGTAGTAAGCTCCGCCGCTGAACTGCGAAAGGGGAATGTTCCGGGGCTGAAGGCCTTCGAGTTCAAAGACAAAATCACCGCCGCAGCTAGGGCAAGGCACATAGCGCAGGAACATATAGTCGGCCGTGCGTGCTGATGCTATGATCCCGTCCGATTTCATGGGCTTTCCGACACGAATAAGCAGACCGTTCGGAGAGGCTTTCAGACGCTCACGCACCAGATCAACGGGGTGTCCGTATTTCTTCAGCGGCTCCATCTCGTCCTCTTCGTCAATGATGGCCACTTCGATGGGGCGGGTTGACAGCGTGGATGCTGATGTTGCCCACGAGAGATAGAAGCTGCCGTTTACATAGCTCAGGCCTCTGTTTCCGGACAGCAGACACAGCTTGTTCAGCACGTTGTCTTTTGCGTTCTCGATCATCGGCACGAGACGTTGATCGAACAGCTCATTCGCTTTATCTTCTGTCGGCATCGTCAGCATGATAGATGCCGGGTGCTTATGTATTCTGTACCCGCAGAAGTTTGTATAAACTTCGGTTTTTGCGCACTGCGTAGCCCCCACGAGAACGCATTCAGACACAGCTCCGGATGAGAGTGCATTCATGATTCCGACAGTGTGAGGATAAAGATCGTTTGACCACGGCCCCGTCACAGAACTTGTTCCGCTTGCGACGATACGATATCTCTCAGCCCATTCCGAACATGTCATGTCGTCGCCGGGGACTGCGGAGATATACTCAACTTCGAAATACTCGGTTATCTCTTCACCCGGTTCTTCTATATGCTGATACTCTGCTCTGAGTGTCTCGAAAAGTGTTGTCATTTCACGCACTCCAGAACCTGAGAATACTTCCGCAGGACGTGCAGATGCTGATCTCTGATTATCTTCCGGACTTCCTGTCCGCTTTTGCCGACTATCAGCAGAGAGATAACATCGGCGGCTCTGTCGAGGTCTGCGGCGAGAGTAGCAATGCGTGTTGCAAACTCCTGTCCGACCTTGTTCCGCTCAATCAGCTCTCCCTGTTTCTGCTGAAGCTCTATTCTGATAAGCTCGGTACGAACATTTTTCTGCTCGATGTCCGCTTGTAGCTTCTGTTCCGCATAGCCGCCGCTGCCCTCTTTAACTGTCAGATGATTATCGGCGTATGCATCAACGTCGGCTTTAAGATACTTACCCGCAACGAGCTTTAAAGCTCCGTTGTCTATGTGATTATAGAGTGTGCGTTTGCTTATCTTATATCCCATTTCTACAAGATACTTATGCACTGCCGCAGTGGTTTTGAACGACTCCACATGCGTGTGCTTGTCGATAAGCTTCTGGAGCTGACGTGTCGCAGTGTCCAGAGATTTAACGTCAGATGTTTTCTTGCTCTCTTTTGCCGCAATTCTGGCACTCTGATAAGCAACAAGAGCGGTTGCAAGAAGCTCGGCTTCGTGTTCTTTCAGCTCTTCAATCAGCTTTAACGCCTGCTCCTCGATCGTCATATAGCCTCCTTGCGGCGCACACGCCACAGCCTCACTGTCTCAAGGGTTATGCCGAGCATGCGGGCTATCGTTTCATCTGCGATGTTTTCATCGATCATTGTCAGCAGAGCAAGCAGTACAGCGGGGCGCATCTTGACACCCGAAAGAAACGTTCCTGTGGCAAAAGTGAACCATTTGCCGCATCGGGCGCAGTTCACTTTTTTCCCGCTCTTGAAACGAAGGATGCTACCGACGTTTTCACCGCAGTCAGGGCATTTGCACTTACCCCCGTGCAGTTCTGTGACGAAGATCTCACGAGCGGATGTATCATCCAGAACGTTTCTGAAGTGATGAGCAACTTTCATCACTTACCCCACGGAAGCGTAAGCCATTTATTGCCGCCGCTACTGTAAAATTTCTCTTTTGCAAAAAGCACGGGTTCGAGCATCCGCATATTTTCCATGACTTTCTTACTGCTGTGATCAACGTCATGGAGCTTCTTGTATGTTTTGATAAGATCACTTTGGCTGACTCTGCCCTCAGTGACTTGCGCTGTGAATTTTTTATGAAGTTCAGCGTTGTTTGAAACCTCGGCTTCAGTGTCGCCGATCTCGGGAAGCTCTGAGAAATAAAGAATATCTTTGTTGAGGATCGCTTGAATAAACAGCGAGAGCTTGCTGTTTGTTCCGCTTTGAATCGCTCTTTTCTCGGGCGTATCAAGAGCTGTGTGATACATGCCCCAGTCGACCTTGATTGTCTTCAGCAGTTTCGCAAAATTCGGCAGCTCGGCTTCAATGTCTTCTATCAGTTTTGCCGTGTCCCAGCCCATCTTACGCAGAGACCCTCCGGTTTGAAAGACTGTGAAACGTCTGTCGGAAGGCTCTATCTCAACGGGTAGAGCCTCGTTTGATGTGATGTATATATTGCCGTAGATAGGCACAACGGCGGCATCTTTGTGCTTAAGCTCAGCTTGTACAGAAGTGTCTGTGACAAGCTGTTTCAGGAAGTTTTTCAAATACTTCCTGCCCTTCATGTCCACAGCGACCTCGTTAAGGTTATAAAAGAGGATGTTTTGTATCCAGTTTTTAAACTGAGATTCTATGCGTGCTTGATCAACAACAACGCAGTGCTTTTCGCCGAACAACGGCATCAACACCCGTTCGAAAAACATTGACTTACCCGAACCCTGATCACCCCTCAACACTACTGCAACATGGGATTTTTGCAGGGTTTGAAAGAACCCGGCAAGCCAGTTCATAAACCATTCATAGTATTCTGCGTTCTGATTGCAGAGGTTGACTATCAGCTTATCAATATTCTCAGGATGAGGGAATTTTGTCGGTTTGTCGGTCAGCATGTACGGGGTCGGACGAAAACTCGTCCGCTTCCAAAGCCCGTCAACTACATAAAACTCGGACGAAGCAAAAGGTGTAAACTCGTCGCTGACGACAAGCAGCTCCTGCGCTTGTATATCCGCTTTATGATAAACACCTTCCTTGTCTGTATAACCCTTAAAAAACTTGAGGTTCTTTTCTTTCATGATAGAGCAGAAAACCCGCTTCGCCCGGTCGTCACTCGACAACTCAATAGGTTCTGCATCAACAGCGGGACGATAAACAATATTGCCCTCCGGCGACAGCCAGATTCCCGCACCGTGCTTGTAGATCCGCTTCAGTACAACGTTTTCAATTTTTTCAAGATCGTCAGTATCTTTCTCAATCATCTCACGAAACCAGTTGTTGACCCTGAACTTTTTGAATGTCTGCCTACGTTTCAGATCCAGCAGATATTTTTTGTTCTGCTCAAGTGGGAGCAAATCTGTATTCAGCGGTTTCTTTTTTCCCGTTTCTTTCGACATCACCACTCCCGTGTAAACGTATTTATTATGAGAGCCGCAGGCTTTTCGCCCGCAGCTTTGCAGTGCGCAAGAAAATCGGAGACTGTCTGCACATCAAGCTCCGGAAAGAGTTCGGCATATGTCGTTGTCTCGGGAGCCTTCGCCCCCGGTCTGTATATGCTGATCTCTTCGCCGACACTGTCTATACAGTAGCCCTGATACTGATCAAAAAAGGCTGTCTTATACATTACTCAGCTCCCATGAAACGGACGTATCCGCAGCTCGAACACTTCACAAAAAGCCCGCCGGAAGACTTTGACCGACCGACAAAAGCCGAGGGGTTCCGATCAGGGTGTGCAGGGTTCGGGCAGCGACACGGCGCAGTGTCGTTTCCTCGCAAATAATCAAAATATTCAAAACTGAAAGCGCCTTTCTTCGTCTCAATCAGAAATGACCTCGGCAGTTCGTTTTCTTTCAGTCCGCCCGCAGAACTGTTTCTGGGTTTCCAGTTCTTTTTCTGTTTTTTAAGTTCTGTCTGTTCTTTTTCCTTTTGTTGAGAAGTATATGCCTCCCAGTTGTCACGAAGCAGAGGGAAGTCGAGCACTTGTCCGGTGTTGACTAAGTGCGTTTGCTGTTCGGGATTCGGAAAGAAAAAGCGGACTGGATCCTGCGTCGAGTGGTCGTTCAGCTCGTCAAGCCCCAAGAGGGTGGCAATGTACATATAAAAGCTCTGGTATTCACCGAAGGGCAGGGCGATGGACTGATTGAAAGGGATAAAAAGACGGTATCTGTCGCATGCGGGCTTTGTCTCGCTTTTGACTTTCTGATGATTTCTGCTCGTAGCAAAAAAAGCTGTAATGCTCACGCTCTCAAAAAACGCTATGCACTCGTCGATGGGGTAGCCGTCGTCAAAGTCGTACATCAAGAGTTCAGACATACCGACAAGATTGTCTCTATGTCTGTGTCCATTGCTGTATAAGCCGACGCTGTAGTTGTACCGGGATGTTATCTCTGGCAGACGCAGAAACGGCACATCGACAGTGCGATATCCGTATGTCATGTCTCCGGTCGATATAGAGAGCTTCATGCAGATACCGCCTTATATATTTTGATTTCTGTCTGATAGCTCATAAGATACGCTCGGAACTCGTCTATCTCGCCGATGAGACACGATATCTCGGCGGCGGTGAACGCAGGACAGCGGTCAATTCTGAATGACTGGAACTTGCGTCTGATGCGGCTATCCGCAGGACGATCGTGCCAGTTTTCTATTATGATAACGTTCTGACCTCTGCTGTGTGCGATGTACGTTGCATAGCGTTCGTCCGGACGAACAACAACAATGCCCTCGCCGAAGACCTCCCCAAGCAACAACTCAAGCAAAGCTGTGATAGATCCGCCGTCGTCTCCCTCTATCTTTACAACAATGGGCGAAAGCTCATTGCGTTGCATGCGCACAGCAAGCCAGTTCATGAGCCAGTGATACTGCTGATCAGCAGGTGCGATCAGTCTGAAAAGTTTCTCTGTCTGTTTCATCGCTACCCCCTCACCCTGCCCTTGTCGTCCATCACTTTACTTGTAGAGCGGTCAAGGTATGCTCTGATATCTTTCGCTCTGTACCGAACAGATGAGCCGAGCTTCACAAACGGAATCCCTTCGGCCTGCGCTCTCCATTGCCTCAGCGTTTGCACTGCAATGTTCAGCAGAGCAGCGGCCTCAGCATCTGTGTAAAGTCTGTCGGGGTTATATGTCTCGACAGCGGGTGTGCTCTGGATCTGTGTGAGCTTCGTCTGAACTTCGTCAAGCATGGGTCTCAAAACTTTTGCGACAGTGTCCGCTATCATCTGCTCCATGTTCATCACACTAACCTCGGGTTGTTTTTCAACGGGACATGTACATAAGCGTTCGGAAACCTTTCCTGAAGTTTTTTCTTTGCGGCTTTCTCAGCTCCGACAGCGTCGTAAGCACGGACTTCAACGCCGCCCTTCCACACCAGTTTTCTGTTCTCAAAAACAAGGCAGAAAAACTTGTATCTAAACTCGTCCATCAATGACCTCCTGCACGAACTGCTTCATCCGTGCGGCCTTGCCGATCATCTCATCAAGTTCTCTTGCAAGCTGTTGAGCTTCCCTTTTCGTAATGTCTGTACCGCCATCGCCGCCGGGGCATACAGCAGTGCTGACACTCTGTACAAGATCTGCAAACTCTTTGCTGACCTCCGACATTCCTTGCAGAATCTTTGATACATTGCCGTCAACATCAGGAATACGGATGAAAATCCCGTCGCATTCCTCGGCCAGACGCTTCATAAACTCCTCGGGCTTATAGTGTTTGATAAGTCCAAAAAATGTATAAATTGTCATGGCTCCATGAGGGTAGTTTTCAACTGTTTTGTGAGAGAGGTCGATAGCTTTCCCGATATCTTTGTTCGAGTAGCCCATCCTTTCACGAAGCTCCCACATCAGCAGTCTCATCAAAACGTTTGTCAGATCCGCATGCGCAGTTTTCATTCAGCCCTCCACCCGGCAGCCGCCCATGACAGACAGTCGGCCGTTGATATATCTGGGTCTTGTGTCAACTTTCCTTTTTCTTCTGCGGAAAATCAGACGGTAAAGTCTGTCTAACAGTCTCATACCGCAACCTCCCTGCCGTTCATCAGTCGCTTAACGCAGTTGTCCAGAGCTTCCGAATCAAGCCGACCCGCAAAGTAATTGCTGACTGTTGACTTGCTTTGCCCGGATTCGTTAACAACATCTGTCTGCGTCAAACCCAACGCTGTGAATCTTTCAAGCAGGGCGGCACGAGCAGACAGCATTGCCGCCCGCTGACGCAGATTCTTAACCGCTCTGTTAGGCTTCGTCATATCGCTATGTACCTCGCTCCGTTTTTCACACATGATTCCTTTATATCTGAGTGCTCACGCAGTTCAGACATCACAGCTTTTGAGCTGAGTGTCTCGTTTTTCGTGTATTGCTTGTAAATTGAGATAAGGAGCGGCTGAACTATTAATCCGGCGTTGAAAGCATGCTGAACAGCTTTCCTGTCATCCGCTGACAGAAATTCAAAAAACTTGAGGTCTCTGCTGTAGATAGCATCCATCAGCAGTTTAGATTGAGCTGTCGGCAGAGTGGACACAACAGTGATAACCTGATATCCCAGTTCTCTGGAGGTGATTTCGTTCATCATCGCTATCTTCTCGGACTTCGTCAGCCCCAAGTGCTTTGTCGCACGGGACAGACGCTCTATCACAATAGACAGATCATTCAGACGCTTTCCCGAATCAGCAGAAATGCCTGTGCTGACTTCAGATAAGAGCACGTCTTCAGCCCAGTCCCTGAACCTCTTCGCCCTGTCCGACTTGATAAACATGCCCAGCCGCATAACACCCCGGGGTGTCCAGTAGGTTTTCTGTGTCTGAAGGTTTGTATTATCCCGACTGTTGCAAATTGCGACAGTCGTAAAATGCTTGCCTTCTATGAATTCATCTGCGTGACGGGAGAGGTGGCTTCTGATAGCTCCCTCTTTACACCCATAACCTTTCGCAACGTCAGCAGTGCTAAGAACTTTGCCCTGCTCCGACTGATGAGCCATCAGCTCAATGTCTTCAAACTTTACTATTTCGACTATCTCGCCCATATCTTCCCTCGTTTCCCCTTTTGCCGGGGGATTTCGGCGGACTATCCCCTTTTGCCGTGCCGCTCATCTGTGATAGATTGAGATTGCCCGCCGCAGTGCCTGTGTGTTATAGTTTCGCAAGTTGCAAAACTTACACTGAGATTAATGCTATTTTTAATCGTAGTCAATAGTATTTTTAATATTATTTTTTGGTGACAACTATGACAAAGCAGGAAAGGTTAAAATTACTGAGAGATATAAAAGGTTTAAGTCAACAAGATTTTGCGCAGATTTTTGAAAAATCACTCGGCACTATACAATCATGGGAACAAGGCAGGATCAACGCTCCCGACAAAGCTCTTAAAAAAATTGCAGAATACTTCGGAATTAGTCAGGAATGGTTGATTTATGGAACTGGAGAAATGGAAATTTCGGCTCACAACAGTCAGGTCGTCACTGGTTCGCACAACATCACCGTCAGAGACGGTAACGTCAGCACCGGGAACAGCCAGACCCTAGACCCTGAAACATCTGAAATATGCGAGTTACTTACCAGATACGCATCACCAGAGTTCAAAAAGAATTTGCGTGAACGTCTTCTGAAAATGAAAGCCGACAGTCAAATATAAAAAGGCTCTCGCAAGAGAGCCTTACATATCATGATAAAAGTTTTTTCTTTTGCGTTTCGAACTCTTCCTGAGTTAACACTCCGCTATCTCGGAGAGCCGCCAACTTCACCAGTTCATCAGCTACCGACCCAGACGGCTGTTGAGGGGCAGACGCAGGTTTATGTAACTTTTCCCTTATCCGCTCACAAACAGTTTTACCCTGTTCTTTGTCAACATGGGTTATCTCCTGTTTATTGCCGGATACGAATACCTCTATCGATGCAAGTAGCAAACCACCTTTGTATGCAACTGAACTGATTTTGTCGTAAAAGAAATCAACGATTTTAGCACCGCCGAAAAAACCCTTATCAATAAAAATCATCCTTCGCTCAGTCAGAACAAGCATCCCTTGTCCGTTATTATACATACCCTGAACAGCACCGATTATATACTCATCTGCATGCATAATACTCGGGAGTTCCTTAATCTCTTTGCGGCCGAAAAATTTTGATAAACCGTCAAGACTGCTCAACTGTCTTTCAATATCACCCAATGTTGGCATACTTTTCTCCTATTTCTTTATCGTCCAGATCTTTAAGTTTGAGTATTCTCCGGAGCGTTTTGCACGTTCAACGAAACGCTCCTCTCCTTTTTCGATTATAAGCAGTAGCCCCGGTTTTCTTCGGGTTTCACGAGCATAGTATTGAGCTTGTCCGACTCCCTCCGCCCATTTCTCGCCCCAGTCCACCTCGACAGCGTATTCAGACAGCAGACAATCAACACGAGTCGCATCATCTAAAACATACTCAGTCCGGCCGCCATTCTGATCACACCAGATCCTCTGATAATACTTCTCATTTTTCGGTCCGCTATACTTCGCAGAACACCCGACAAAGAAAAGCATTGAGACCACTGCGGCTATTTTGAGATATGGAACTGATTTATAAAACTGCATATTTCGTACAACCTGCTTTCTTCAATTGTTGCCAGATCATCATAGACTATATTCAGTTCTCTCAACACCATGGCTTTCAGCCACTCCTCAGATCGCCCGATTTCAGTCAGCTTGCTACGAATAAATCCGCACATAGTTTCTCGCAAGCCCGCTTTCTGCAAATTTTCTTTCTGAGGAAATTGTATGACTTTATCACCCATAACGATAAACACATTACTATCAACAACATCACGAATTAAGATGTTGTGATGCCCTTTAATTGACTGACAATTTTTACCCGGCATAACCGCCCCAATTACTCATTGTGAATTAAATTATTCAGTTCCGCAACAAAACTTACAGATACACATTAGATTGATTATGCCACATATTTTTTTCAATAATAACTATCATAATAAAAAAAATATAATATTCAGAAAACATTGAGTAAAAATTCAGGCTGTATTTTAGCTCATTGACAAAACACCGCTCCTATATATTTTTCACATAAAATTAACTATATATATTCAAATAACTGATATGTTTTATTTTAATAGCTGTTTAAATTTAACCAGACAACCCAAAAAGAACTTAAATCAAAACTATCCATTATCAATAAGTGACTTATTATTAACACTTTATGCTTGCATGGAACTTATTTTACACTCATTATATAAAGCTCAAAACGCATTCAAGTTAACTTATAACCACTTTAATATCAAGCAATTACATCGATACATCACCAAAAAAACGGCTTTTTTTACAATAAAATGGAACTGAACTCACAAGAAAATATATCGTGAAAACTCAGTGATACAATTAAGTCAATATACTCAGTTCCATCATAAAACCTAAAGCCTAAACACTTAATAAACAAAGCGAAAAAGCATGAACTCATATCAGTTGCAATCACGCCCCCGTTCAGTTCTCTTCTTTAAAACTCAAAGGCTTACAAACATAGGCAACTCGCAGAAAGAGCGGTGAGGCGGCTATTTCAAGCAGTTGAAGCAGAGGTTTTTCCTGCCACTTTTTCGGTTGAAGAATTTTGTCGGCGCAAAATGCCAGATTTGTAAAGCTCAACTCAACATTCAGCCTCACTAAGAAGTGGCGGGAGGGAAGAAAAAGAATGCGGCAATGAACGCCATTGTACATGTAATTGACTGATAAACCTGAATTTTATGCTGTGCAAGTGAATTTTATTGAAAAAATGCGCTATTCTCTGCGGGCAAGCGACCCGCAAGAGGGGATACCCCCCTCCAGAGGACCCGTGGCCTTGATTTTGCCCTTAGTGAGGGTCTTTCGGTGATGGTTGCCAGCGAGAGCCTTATTTTATTATGCGCCGACAACTAACTTCAACAGAATAAAGCGCAGGGGCGGCGGTTTGCGGCGGCAGGAGAGAAAGCGGAGTGCCGCAGAGTCGTAGCAATGGCCATCTGAAAACTATCTATAACAGAGCTAATAAACGTGTCTCCGGCCTGGGCATGCGGCACACAAAGAAAATGTATCACCCCCACGGGGGGCGGGATGCATGGCCATGGCGTCGACAGTAGACTAAGTATCTTCGTGCTCGTCGTTGAAGTTGCTGTTCGTCGCCTTCTGCTTATCTGCAAGCCCTCCAGATGCTTCAACACCCCCACGGGAAAACATAGCGTCAACAGCTTGAGCGGCTGATTGTAGCCTGCGATCTTTTATATGCGCATATCTCTGAGTAACAGTAACCGAACTGTGCGATAGCATTTTACTAACTACATCCAGATCGACCCCTTCCTCCCGCAACATAGTAGCAAAGTTGTGCCGCAGATCGTGAAATCTGAACTGGGGGCGAATGTCGGCATCCTTTTTAACTCTCTCCCAGAGAGTGCGCACATCTTGCCTTTCTCTACCCTCCGGCCCCGGGAATATTAGTGCGTCATGCTTATTTGGCTTCCGTAATCGTTTAAGTATCTCAACAGCTTTACCTGACATGTAAATTGTTGTAACCTTGCTGTTTTTCTGGTCTGTAAGCGTATATGTCTGCTTGTTTATGTCGACATCACACCATTTCATTCGAAATATAGAGCTACGCCGCAACCCCGTATACAGAGCAAAAAGCATCAGCTCACCGCCTTGCATTTTATACTTGCCGGAGCTACAAACACTGATAAAGCGTTCTAGTTCTTCATCAGTAAGACAAGCAACAATTGTGTTATCGTACTTCTTAATTTTGACCGCTTTTGTCGGGTTAATCCTATCATACATTTCAAGTTCTGTCAGATAACTGAACATTCTTTTTATGATTGTCAGATAGTGCTTGACTGTCGATTCGGTTATAAAGACTTCCGAGATGTCCCCCGTGGCCTTATTACGCTTTTTAATCTTCTTTTGCCGCAAAGTGTTCAGATATGTATCAATATGGCTCGGTCTTATTTCAGAGAGATACATTGAGCCGTACATCTGATCAAATGATGCAACACGTTGCCAATCCTCTTCCCAGCTTTTGTTATGTGTTTTTGTATACTCTTTATACTTTTCAATCGCCGCAGAAACTGTAATATCAGGCGTTCCGTCCCCCCTGCCCCTTGCAGTAGATAAGCGTTCGTTTCTGGTCTGTGACGCAAGAGCAACAGAATACCCTTCTGATGCCCAACCGACCTTCTCTCTCTTCAGTTGTCCGTTTATTTTATATCTGATATAATAACACTTGTCTGGTCGACCTTTATGTCGTTTTGTCTCTGACTCATAGTATGTCACGCCGATTGCATTTGTTGATTGATAGACTATTTTAGTCACTGCTTAGTCACCTCTGACGATAAATAGAGATAAACAGAGATAAAAAGCAATGTCAACAAATATAGCTTAAACACCTAATAACTTACTGCTTTAGCAACATAGATAAGCACAGCCTAAACTTAGCGCACACATATACAACGGTTTCAGGTACCTGTGGGAGTTAATCCTGTGGGGGTTCGAGTCCCCCCCTCGGCATACAAAAAAAGCCATACCCTAAAGGGTGTGGCTTTTTTTGTATCTCGTGTGGGACGAGAACGACTGCGAACGCCGACCAAAACCACGACACTATTTAGTGGAGTAGTTTCTTAGCCAAACTTGTTGAAAACAGGGAGGATGAACCGACATGGATGTCGGCGGAAGTGAGCAGGCTGGTCTTTTTGGCTGACTGCACGATGCAGACAGGCAAAAAGCGAGTCCCCCAAAGGCAAAAATTCAATAAAACTCACGTAAACATTGTTTGAGCTCTAAAAGAGCCTCCATTGTTTTTTCAATTTTTAAATATGTCTCTTCTTTTTCCTCATCTGAGTACTCATTGTCCGCTATTGAGTCTTCAACAACTTCCAATGTTTTCACAGCTTCTTTCATAACCGAAACTGCTTTTTTCAAAACAACACCTTTGGATAAGCAAGTATCGGGCATTTTATAAACAATACAATTCATTTCCCTCCCTATAGATTTCAGGGTATCAGAACATCTAAATTGCTGTAATAACGTAATAAAACAATGAAGTGTAAGTTTTTTTGATGAGTCATATGCTACACCCTTTAAATATGACTCTCTATGGCCAGAAATATCGCCTATTCTTTTCCATCTTATACCACGCGCATTAAGCTCTTTTAATAATTCACTGCTATATAAACTTCCGAGGCACACATGAGAATTATTCATACATCACCTTATAAGTGAGATTTATGATCACTAGCTCACTAACTTTTTCAAGATATCAATGCGATATTCTCCATATAAATCTTAAAGGAGGTAAGCATGGCACTCCCAATAGGTACAACAGCCAAAACAGGTGAAAAGTGTCCTGAGTCAGGAATATGGAAAGTCGTTGGAAATCCTTCAACTACTGCTCCTATTGCTAAAGGCAATACAATGCCGCCGTATAATGGCTCAGCCGTAACGTGGCAACTTATCCAGTATGCCTAATCTCCAAACTTCAAATTTATACATAGCCCATTAACTTGGGCTATGTATAGCCAAATCATACCCTATCCAGCAACTATATCACAAATTGTTTTTAATGCAAACATCTTTCGCTCTCCCTCCCCCGTTATTCCCGCTTGCCATAAAGACTGCATGATAATACACTTAGCCCAATCGGGAGGAGATGACATGCACGACTACAACGAACGCTACAGACGCCAGATGATGATGAAGGATTTCACGCCGGAGAAGCAGGAGAAGCTGAAAAACGCCTCAGTTTTTGTCGGCGGAATCGGCGGGCTTGGCGGCGCAACGGCGGCATATCTCGCCTCTGCGGGCATCGGCCGGCTGGTAATCTCACACTACGGAAACCTCACCGAAACCAACATGAACCGTCAGCTGCTCATGGACATAAACCGTGTGGGCGAGCCAAGGGTCGACATCGCCTATGAAAACCTGATGAAGATAAACCCCGATCTGAAACTGGAGATGCACAACGTCCGCCTGAACGACGAAAACACTCCTGAGCTGATAAGGCACTGCGACATAGCAATGTCCGCCCGCCCCAACTTCCCCGAACGTCTCTCGCTGAACAAAGCCTGTGTTGACAAAGGTATACCCATGATTGAGGCGGCAATGGACGACATGAACGGATATCTTTTCACTGTCATGCCCCATGAGACCCCATGCCTCGCCTGCAACATGCCCGCCGACGACAAGGACTGGAAAGAGCTGGGCTTCGGAGTGCTCGGCGCAGTTTCCGGAACCATAGGATGTCTGGCGGCGGTTGAGATAATCAAAATATTAACAGGCCACGGCGAACCGTTGAACGGCCGTATGATGTTCATCGATTTCATGAAAATGCGTACGGTGATGCCGAAGCTGAACCGTAATCCGCAGTGTCCCGTATGTTCGCATAAATAAGATTGTAAATTCCGCCGCTTCCGTTATGCTATTAGTATAATGATTGGAGGAACGTATTGTGAGACGAACCAAAATTGTGGCAACCATAGGTCCCTCTTCCTGTGACAGGGAGACCCTTTCAAAACTCATAGATGCGGGAATGAACGTCGCCCGCCTGAATTTTTCACACGGAACCCACGAATCCCACGGAGAGATGATAAACACCATCAGAGAGCTTTCCGCCAAAAAAGGTGCGGCAGTGACCATCCTTCAGGATCTCTGCGGCCCCAAGATACGCCTCGGAATACTTCCAGAGGAGGGAGTGCTTCTTAAGGCGGACGAAACCTGTGTGCTCGCTTCCGAAGAGTTTGCACAGGACGGCGCACTGCCCGTTCAGTATCCCAATCTGGCCGAAGACCTGAACATCGGCGACAGGGTTCTTCTGGCTGACGGAACAATGGAGCTTAAGGTGGAGGGCATCGACGGGCACAAAGTCATCTGCCGAATAATCGTCGGAGGCAGAGCATTCACCAAAAAGGGCGTTAACATGCCCTCAACGAACCTCAGCATAGTGGCCTTCACCGAGAAAGACCGTGCCGACCTCATCTTCGGCATAGAGAAGGGAGTGGATGCAGTGGCTCTGTCGTTTGTGCGAAGTGCCGCCGACCTCGTTAAAATACGTTCGCTGATATCAAAGCACGACCATCAGCCCCTGCTGATTGCAAAAATAGAAAAACCTCAGGCTGTCCACAACCTTGACGAGATACTCCCCATGGTTGACGGCATAATGGTTGCCAGAGGCGACCTCGGCGTGGAAATGCCCCTTTATGAAGTTCCGGTAATCCAGAAACAGATAATCAGAAAAGCCCGCAAAGAGGGCAAAATAACCATCACCGCCACCCAGATGCTCAAGAGCATGGTGAGCAGCTTCCAGCCCACCCGTGCGGAATGTACGGACGTGGCAAACGCCATGTTCGACGGCACATGCGGCATAATGCTCTCCGAAGAGACCGCATCGGGAGAATATCCCGTTGAGGCGGTGAACGTTATGAACAGGCTGGCCAATGCCACCGAAAGCCACATAAACAACGACTTCGACATATCAAGTTCCGAAACGCATACCAAGTCAGTTTCCTGGGCTGTCGGACGCTCCGCAAGCTGGCTTGCGAAAGACCTTGATGCCAAGGCCATCGTAGCCTATACCGAATCCGGCTTCACTGTTGCATCAGTGTCCCGTTTCCGCCCGGTCTGCCCCATTCTCGGCCTGACACCCAACGACAGCACATACAGTAAGCTGAACATGTTCTGGGGAGTTACACCCGGTCATTGCGGAAAATTTGCAGACCTTGACGAGCTTTTCGCCAATGCGGCGGAGTTTGCGGTTTCAAAAGGGCTGGCAAAGTCCGGCGACAGAATAATAATCACAGCCGGAACACCCCTTGGTGTCAGAGGTTCAACAAATATAGTTAAGGTGTTCGAAATATAAGGTGACATATGAAAGAGCTGCATGACCTGACAGGATCCTTCGCCGTTACTATAATAGTTGCGCTGGTAGTTCTGGGAATGGCGGCATTCCAGTTTGCCGCAATAAAGGATATTGTAAAGGTCAGGCGGCCTCTTCTGATCCAGCTCCATTTCTATCTCACGCCCGTGCTTCTGGCCGTTCTGATGGTTCACCTTTTCACAACGGACAAACGCCCCCTGCTGCTGCTGGGCGGACTTATACTCGTAGCTTTCACTGCAATAGCGGGGCTGGCCCTCAGAATTAAAAAACTGAGGGCTAATAACTTTAAAAATCTGGTATATCTGAAGATATTCCTTCTGTGTGTTGCAATGCTCATGACAGCTGTCGGCCACAACGCATTGGATGAGCACAAAACCGAAACCTCCCATATTCAGGGGGACGCAGATTAGGCTCTCTATACTTCTGTTACTGCTTTCCGTCTCTCTTCTGCCTGCCTTCGCATCCGAAAGCTGGACTCTGGCTTTCTATCTGGCGGACGGCGAACACTTTTACAAAGAACAGCAGGCCAACGTTAAAGAGATATGCGCAGACCCTGACCTTAAAAACGTCAATATAGTTTTCCTCCACGACAGACAGAAAACAACTGCAGACAAATCAAACCTTAAAGACATGACATACGTTTCCGACTGCAAGGGATTCATAGATATCCCTGACCTCGGAACGGAAACCTACAGTACGGAAACCATTAAAAAATTCTTTTCATATGTTAAGGCAAACTACAGATCAGACAGGTATTTCTACTCAATAACAGCTCACGGGATGCCTCCCTACATGAGCAGATCCGGCTCTCTGAACGCTCTTCATATTCAGCAGGCACTGAAAGGCATAGAGCCTGATGTGCTGGGGCTTGATATGTGCTATCTTGGCAGTCTGGAATCATTGCTCGTTCTAAACGGAACCGCCGACTACATAGTATCCGCATCCACCACTCTTCCTGCGGCAGGAAACGATTTTACTGTGTTCATAAACTATTTTCAAAAAAATCACAAAGTTTCGCCAAAAGATGCCGCAAGGGCTTATCTGAACGGCTACAGAGTCTCCTATAAGGACACTACACAACCCCTCACCGTTTTCATTACCAAGACCGGCGAGGAGCTTAACAGAACAGCAGGTCTATGTTATGACAGTTTAAGAAAACTCACTGTCAGAATGCATAACAGACTGCCCGAAAACCCCGTTACCCTGTTCGGAATAAACGGTGATCTCACAGCAGTTCTCAGGCAGATGAATGTTAACTATCAGGACACATTCATTGAGTATTTCTCAACAGGGTCATCCCTCGAAGGCACTGCGGTATACTTCCCGGCCAGATACGGCATACTGAACAAAACTGCTTACGGCTACAGGCTTTTTCTCAGACAGCAAAGACTCTCTCAGGCATGGCTCAACCACCTGACAAATTAACTCTGTAAGCTCAAAATAAGGCTCAGTTAAAAGAAAATGGGGCAATTTATCTAACCTGACAAATTTATATTCAAAATCAGTCACTTAGAAATACGATCATCCTCCGTGAGCGGCTCGTAAACAGGTAAAAAACTGCTAAAAAATCAGATATGGTAATTCTGAAACATAAAGCATTCGTCGTGAGGATATTTACGCAGACAAACAAACTGAAAAACACACCTGAAAACCAATTTCGGAAATATCTTCATCAGAGGCACCTCAATCCTGACAGCCGCTCCCAGAGGGACTTTCAGCATTCAACATTACTTTGTTACGCAGAAAAAACAGACAGCATTATAAAAACAGGCGGCGGCATGGAAGACCTAATAATTTAATCTGAAAATCAGAGTATACTGTATACCGTATACGATAATTATGCACCATAAGCATATTATGAGGCTTATTTACACAGGAAAGGTCAATCCCAACTGCATATTTGCATATAAAATTGTTCTATTTTAATTCAACACAAGATTTTTCAATATTTTTTTTAACATGTAATTTTGAACACATGCAAATCATACTATATAAAATTTAGTAATACCATAACCGGACTCAAAGGGTTTCCTAATCACAACACCATAATAAATAATAACTTTTACTGATTACATATTTAAAAGCTATGAATTGCAGTCAAATATTGAAGATTCAAAAAGAACACTTTTGCAATTTTTGAAAACTGTTTGAATAGGTGTTTTAAAAACAAATGACCAAGAATAGCCTATTGCATTAATTTATTTTGTATGTATTAAGTTATCAACGGCGCAACATACATTTAAAGCCGTGCTTCCCTTTATTTGCATAGTTTTTTGGTTTCCTTATTATTGCTTACGTTTCAGATTTTCCTAATTTTAACTTTTTGAGGTTTAAAATGTCTGATAACACTCTGTTCAGCACAGGGCTCCA